TTAATAGGGGTAAGTTCCATCTATGCTTATATATCATTGATATTTTTAAATAACAATCATATATATGTCGTTAGTTTTAGTATGCCCACCAGTCATCGTTGTTGAACGAAAAGTTCCAGTCATGACAGTGAAGATGTGTCGTTTGGCTGCGATTTACCCATCCAATAACAACGTATATCAATTGGAGATACTCGAGGCACCGCCGGTGGAAGTGAACAAGGAGGATGATCAAATTACATAGACATTAGCAGGACTTTGTACACCGCATTGAGAGTCGGCGCGGTAATATTGCATTTTCGCATAATTTCATATTTAGAGGCGGACGGGAGGGCAATTTGGATGCTGGCACCGATGATCGACCGAGACTGACGTGACATGAGGGCCGGAACATCGAGAGCAGACCGAAACACGGACGTAATTCGTTCACATTCGGTCTCGGTGATATTGAAATTATTGAGTGCGTCCCGAAGTCTTTTCATCTTGTTTTGCCGGGACCACGACGATCGTTCGGACATCACAACCGCAGTTTTCTCCTCGGCGATGAGACGGTCATACCTGCGCGTGTACTTTTCAATTTTCCTCTTCACGTGAGCAAGTTCATCTGAAGAAGAACGAATGTGTTTCTTGACCATTTTGATTATAATTCGTTCAAGGCTCTAACTGACTTAGGCTTTAATTACCAAACGCAACACCAGCCATACCATTCTTAATACGGAGAACGTTATAGTTGACCGCGTAGACGCGAGCAGATTTTGTACCACCGTTAGTAGTTACGTTATTAAGAAGCAACTTGGCGTTGTCAATACGGGAGAAGTTAAGTGAACCAGTTGGTTGAGACTTTGCCAATTCAAGACAGAATGGCCATGTGTATAGAGCTTCCTCTGATGCAAGACTATTGTCTAAGTCTGTACAATGCATTTCTGGTACAACGTCGTGGTGATAGACGTTAGACATGTTTTCAAAGAGGGCGGTACCGTTAATGTAGAGGGACGCGGTTCCGAAAGTATAGTTATCATTCCACTGATTACCATCGGTAGTACCAGACACCAAGTGTAAGCTTTTGACTGGGTGGTTAAAATAGGTAAGATCAAATTCAGTGTCGGCTTGGGTTCCGGGTTGGTATTGGGTTTGTGTGATCAACAGTTCATGTTCGTTGTCGGTGAAAAACTTACGCTCATCAGTATCTAAGTAGATGTAGTTAGCATAAATCTTTGGAGTGCCAGCGGCGGAAAATTGATCTTGTACCTTGATACGAAGCTCAACTTCGTGATACTGGAGGGCCACCATTGGAAGGCACTTAGTCCAATCCTCGCCAAAGAAGAAGGGGATGACAAAGTGATCACCTTTAGCATTACCAGTGTTTGAAGTGTTAATAGTCGAGCGATTCATGGCCTTAGCACCGGTATTATTAAAAAGTACGTTCTGAACACCCATGATAAAGAGGGAGTCAAGTTCACACACTTTCTGACCACCAACCCAGAGTTGGAAAGTGGTTGGCTGAGATGCCGATCCGTCAAACATGGCATTATTTCCACCGCTGTGTGCGATATCTTCGGCTTCAATCCAGATATAGCTCAGGAGATCACCCTTGGAACGAAGTGGGACGACGACTTCGTTGGAGGCACCGAAAGTACCGATGTAATCAAGACGTTCTGGGCGCATAGAAAAATTGGTGTGACGCTTATAGTTTTGTCGGAAAAAACTGACCTGAGGTTGACCAGTGATGTACGCATCCTGGGCACCTTTAGATACAAGGTCAATCAAAGCAGCTGACATTTTTACTAATAAAGTATATTAAAATTTTCGGGCGATGACTACACAACGAGAATTATGGTAGTCTTCCAAGCACTCACTTGGGAATCCAGAGATACAGATGATGAGCACTTGATCAGTATCTTTGGTAAGACCGAGGAGGGGAAGTCTGTCTGTCTTACAACTGCGTTTACTCCGTATTTTTTTATCAAACTTCCCGGGAATATTACTGCCCCAAAAATTCAGAGAATTTACAATATCCTTGATGAAAAGTGTAAAGATTCCCTGGTAGCCTACTCTGTCATGAAGTCTAAGGATGTCTGGGGATTTCAAAACAATGAAGAGTTTGCATACATGAAAGTGAACTTCAAACACCTTCAGGCTCGCCGCCTCGTGGATTCATTCCTGAGAAAACCCCTTGATAGGACACCCGAACTTTTTGATATTTTTGGGGTCAGGAATGTAAAAGTTTATGAATCAAACCTGGATCCAGTACTGCGCCTGATGCACCGCACAGGAATCCAATCTACTGGATGGTTAGACACGGGTGACAAGTGTATTCGTTCGCATCTCGCCTGCGTTGATTTGGATCTTTTCTGTAATGACTGGACAACCCTCAAGCCTGTGGTGAGGGATGACATCGCTCCATTTGTCGTGGCATCTGTGGATATTGAATGTAATAGTTCTACGGGTAAGTTTCCTGATGCAGATGTTCCCGGGGACGCCTGCTTTCAAATCGCAATCTCCCTATGTAAGTTTGGCTCCGACGAACCATACGATAAGACATGTCTTTGCTACAAGAAGACGGATCCCAATCTGGAAGGTTCCACTATTCTGAGCTACGACACCGAAAGAGAAATGTTGGAGGCATTTCAAAAGTATCTTCACAAAAGTGATGTAGATATCATTACCGGGTGGAACATTTTTGGATTTGATATGGAATACATATACAAGCGTGCACAAGTCAATCGGTGTCACTATGAATTCTTCAACTTGGGTAAGTTGAGGGATACGGAGTCGGAACTTGTCATTAAGAAGCTCTCATCAAGTGCCCTTGGAGACAACCTCCTGAAGTTACTCCCAATGTCTGGTCGCTTCATCTTTGATATGTTCCACGAAGTCAAGAAGGGATACAAATTGGATAGCTATAAATTGGATAGTGTATCTAAATTGTACCTGGGAGATCAAAAAATTGATATGGCACCAAAGGAGATGTTTGCCCGCTACAAGGAGGGAGACCCCGTAAAATTGCGGGAAGTTGCTGAGTATTGTATCAAGGATACACTTCTTCCACATCGTCTGATGAAGAAGCTGTGTACTCTCCTAAACATGGTGGAGATGGCCAAGGCAACTTGGGTTCCAGCAAACTTTCTTGTAGAGCGTGGGCAACAAATCAAGGTATTTTCTCAACTGACAAAGAAGGCGAGGGAATTGGGTTTCATGGTTCCGACAATTCGGTATGGAGCAATCCCCGAAGAACCCTACGAGGGAGCTACGGTTCTTGAAGCACAAAAGGGTGCATACTATACTCCAATTACTGCTCTTGATTTTGAAGCACTGTATCCATCAATTATGATGGCACACAATCTATGCTATTCGTCATATGTCATGGACGAGAAGAAGTATGGCGCGGTTCCGGGAATCACCTATGAAACTTTCAAGGTTGGTGACCGAACTTATAAGTTTGCCCAAGATGTACCAAGTCTTTTACCTGCGATTCTTCTTGAATTGAAACAGTTTCGTAAGCAAGCCAAGCGGGACATGGCGGCGGCTACAGGTTTTATGAAGGAGGTCTACAATGGTAAGCAGTTGGCTTATAAAATTTCAATGAACTCCGTATATGGGTTCACTGGAGCAGGGAAAGGTATCCTTCCTTGTGTCCCTATTGCATCTACAACAACATGTAAGGGGCGTGCGATGATTGAAGAAACAAAGAATTATGTTGAGAAGAACTTCCCCGGGGCAAAGGTAAGGTACGGGGATACTGACTCAGTGATGGTTGAGTTTGATGTTGGAGATCGTAAAGGCGAGGATGCGATTGCCTACAGCTGGGAAGTGGGAGAAAGAGCCGCTGAAGAGTGTTCAGCTCTCTTCAAGAAGCCCAATAATTTGGAATTGGAAAAGGTCTATTGGCCATACTTTTTGTATTCAAAGAAGAGGTATGCCGCAAAGTTGTGGACACAAGGTAAAGATGGTAAGATGCACATGGACTATATTGACATCAAGGGCCTCCAAGTTGTGCGACGGGATAACACACCCCATGTGCGAGAGGTCTGTAAGGAACTCTTAGATGTTGTTCTCACATCAAGTGATCCCGGTCCACCAAAGGAGTTGGCCAAAGAGAGGGCGATTGAACTTCTTTCGGGTGATGTCCCCAATCATAAGCTTATATTGAGCCAAGGTCTCTCGGATACCTATAAGGTTGGTGGTAAGAATGTGTCTGTCACGAGCAAAGAAAGTGTCAATATTAATCAATCGCATGTACAAGTTGTCACGAAGATGCGTCAAAGAAAGCCTGGTTCTGAACCACAGTCTGGGGATCGTGTGCCATACCTGCTCACAAAGACCCAAGATTCCAAAGCCAAAGCGTACGAAAAAGCCGAAGATCCAAAATATGTAGAGGAGCATGGCGTACCTGTTGATTATCACTATTATTTCCTCAATAAGTTCCTCAACCCTGTGTGTGACCTTTTGGATCCACTGTTTGAGAATGTCAAGGATGAAATCTTTGGTGAAATCATTAATCAACACAAACCACCGAAACCAAAGAGGGAACCAGCTCTCAGTACTATGAAGAAGGATGATCTCATTGCGGAATGTAAACGCCTAAGTTTGGATGAAACGGGTACTTTGGCGGTACTCCGAGCCCGCCTTAAGGAGGCGAGACAAGGTTCGGTTGAAGATCTATTTAAAAAATACGAGCTAACACAGAGTAAGAATGAATCTTCACGAGAAGATCACGCAGATAGTTGATGAGGAGTTGGAGGAGAGGGTCAACTTAATCATCAACGAGTATGCTTTAACGATTTCAAAGAAGCATGCGATACCTCTGGAACTTTTATTGAAGGATATTCCCACTTCATTTGTGAGTACAACTTGTAAAGGAACAAAATCAACTGGTAGTCGGTGTACTTTCAAGGCAATTCACAATGGCTATTGTGGTAAACATAGATCCCAAGGTGAAAGGGTATGTCATCGCACATTGTCAAGTTCAAGTCTACACAATCATGGACCAGAGCATATGTTTGTGAGGGGGTGTCCGGGGTGTGAGGTTTCAAAAGAGCTTATAGATTTGGGGGTCTAGTATGGTAATGAGCAAAAACGATATTCTACTAACATCTATCAACAATTTTTACGACAATGAGAAGAATAAATCTACACTTCTGACGATATTGGACAAAACAAGTGGCATTTCTCTCCGCAATTTGGAGTGGTTTATCACAAACTACGCAAAGAAGAATCACACCTCGTATCAAACAGGTGACGGGAAGTTATTCACTGTCCATTGTGCTTACAAGTCAAGCCTCAATGGATATAGTAAGCAACTCTTTGATCCATTTTGTCGGTCTCAAAAGTTTCCCTACACGATTCCGGGTACATCTCATGAAATCCAAACAACTTTGGCACAATTGAATTTCATCAAATGGTGTATTAAGAATAATATTATTGACTACATTGCCGAGAACAAGGAAAAACTCTTTAGTAAGCAATTGACATGAAGCCCCTGTCAAACACAAAAGTTTGATATCCGGTATAGTACATGTTCAAAGAAAAGGTTTCTGTAGAAATGTCTATTCCAGAGTCGGTGTCTAATTTAACTTCAATGCTAGTCTTTTCTGATTGAATCTGACTAAAGTCCAAGTTTCCCGATGGTTCCACATTTACTGGATTCAACGAGAAACTATATGTGTAAATATTTCTGATAGGTCTTGATAATCGTTTTTGATATGGAATTAAAAATTTGTAATATTCATGATTTGTTTTTGTAACCTCTGGTAGTTTATTTCCATTTATATAGAAGCTTGCCTCTTTCATTACCGGATAAAGGGTTGTAGTTTCACCTTGAAAATCCAGAGTAGAAGAAAAGTTGAACCGGTTTTCATATAGATACTCACCACCCGAACCACTACCTTCCGCGTCGTCTTCATTTTCAAATATAGTATTCCTGATAAACCAATGAATACATTTCACAGGGATATTGGGAACTAAGTTGTTCTTTATTATGTCCTCGTTAAGTTCACTAAGTGCCACTGGATGTTTTCTCACGAGATCGGTGATCATTGTCTGTCTCTCACTCGCCAAGAACTTCCTTTCATCTGGATTGACTGTTATTTCTTCGGTGATAACATTAAAAGATGGGAGTGTCACCGTATCAGTTGTATTTGTGAAAAATGTTTGTCTGTGAAACTCAAATTCAAACTCAATCTTCTGACGGAAAATTGAACACACTGGAAAGTATGGTCTATTTGGTTTATTTGTGTCATACTCATCACTCGCAAACTTCCTTGAGAAAAAGAAGTGAAT